GATTACGCCAATGTGCTAGGCAGAGTTGATGCAGGAACTTTAAAGTTAAGCATTGATAAAGTCGGCTTGCGTTTTGTTTTGGATATGCCAGATACAACAGTTGGCCATGACGTTTATAACAACATTAAGGCTGGGAACCTTAAAGGTATGAGTTTTGGATTCTCTGTTGCGGACGGTGGTGATTCATGGCAACAAGGAGCAGATAGTCCAATAAGAATTATTAATCAACTTCAAACGTTGAGTGAAATAAGCGTTGTAAGTAGACCAGCTTATGATGATACAAGCGTCCAAGTTACTCGTTCAATGGACGCTTTTTTGTCGGAACGAACGAGAAAATATAAAGAAAAGGTAAAAATCTACCTAGGAGGACTCAATGAAAATTGAAAAATTAAAAAAAGATTTAGCGACTAAAACTGCTGAACTTAATGTCAAAAAAGCTGAAATTCGTAGCTTTACTGAGTCAGAAGACAAAACAATTGATGAAGTCAAAGCTGGAATGGCAGAAATCAAAGAAAAAGAAGATGAAATCAAAGAAATTCGCTCTAATATTGAAGTTTTGGAGCAAGCTTCAGCATTAAAAGTTGAAGAAAAAAGAGATGATTCTGATTTGGTTGCTTCTGAATTAGAAGAAAATTCAGCAGATAACAAAGAAGTTGATCCAGAAAAAACTAAAACTGAAACAAAATCAGAAGCAGAAAAAGATAAAAATACTGTCAAAGAAGACGAAAAAAGAGATGCAGGAGGATTGCAAGATATGAAATTAAAAGTTGGTGGCGAAATCGCAGACAAAAAAGTGGCTGCTTTTGCTGATTATTTAAAAACTGGTGAAGTTCGTAATGTTACAGGTATTGCTTTGAATGATGGGAAAGTAATTATTCCTCAAACAATTCTCACTCCAGAAAAAGAAGTGCATCAATTCCCACGACTTGGCTCACTGGTTCGTACCGAATCAGTAACTACAACAACTGGTAAGCTTCCAATTTTTAATAACTCTACTGACCTATTGACTGCTCACACAGAGTATGGTCAAACAACTAAAAATGCAACTCCAGTTATTACACCTATTCTTTGGGACTTGAAAACATATACAGGAGGCTACGTATTCTCTCAAGAATTGATTTCTGATTCGTCTTATAATTGGCAAGCTGAACTTCAATCACGATTGACTGAGCTTCGTGATAATACTGATGATTCTCTTATCATTACAGCTTTGACTGATGGAATTAAAAAAACTACCTCTACTGACTTACTTGGAGATCTTAAGAAAGTTCTGAACGTTACTTTAAAACCTCAAGATTCTGCAGCTGCTTCGATTGTTATGTCACAATCTGCCTATAACCTCTTTGATATGGCTACTGATGCAATGGGTCGTCCTTTGTTGCAACCAAACGTTACCGCAGCAACTGGTTATACTTTGCTTGGGAAAACAGTTGTTATCGTTGATGATAAATTGTTCCCTAGTGCTAGTGCAGGTGATGTAAATATCGTTGTTGCTCCGCTCAAAAAAGCAGTAATCAACTTTAAACTTACTGAAATTACTGGTCAATTCCAAGATACTTATGATATCTGGTATAAACAATTAGGTATCTTCTTGCGTCAAAACGTTGTACAAGCTCGTAAAGACTTAATTGTTAACTTGACAGGTAAGCTAAAAGCAGTAACAGTTGTTCAATCTACAGCAGTATAAGGAGTGAATTATGGCACTAATTACAGCACAAGAATTACTTGATGAAAATCATATTGATTCAAACTATGATGAAATTGCAACTATGAATAGACTTATTCATGATGCAAGTGCCTTAATTCGTGGTTCTATTTCTGATTCAGTTACTGATGAGCAAATCATGGATAATTTACCCGACCAGTACAATAGAGCTGTTTCAGCTCTTGCAACCCGTCTATATTTCAGTAGAGATTTGTCAGAAGGCTATGGTATTGGTATTCAGATTATGATTAATCAAATAAGAGCTAGAATGTGGGAGGTGCTGAATGGCACAACTTAATCTAGCTGACTTTAACAAAAAAGTTCAACTAGGAGATGTTAAAACTTTAACTAATGAATATACAGGAGCTGGTTATGACAGTTTTGTTCCGAAAATAAATGTTTGGTTTGCATCTAAAACAAGAACGTTGAGTCAATCATACCAACTCCAAGGAACTGCTCTTGAAAACTCACGTACGATTATCATACGACACAATTCATCAGCAGAAAAATTAAAGGCTGCTGTGATTGATAATGTCCAATATGATATCGTCAATTATTCGCCTGATGAAACAAGTAATATCATCAGGTATGATTATTTGACGCTCAAAAGGAGTTCATGATGGAAGAAAAGCAACTATTTGAAGACATTATGAATGGGATAATTTTTCAAGCAGAATCTGTCAGTACATCTCTAACGGTTGAAGATAAAGCAAAAATAACCAAGGGTGGTGCAAATGCATTCGCTATAGGACTTGAAAAAGTCACTAAAGATAAGCATTATCGTATTCGTAAAACTGGGGAAAACCCACATCTAGCCGATAGTATTTTGGTTCAGAACACTAATATTGATGGTATTAAAGACGGAAATTCTACCGTTGGTTGGGATTACACCAAATCAAGGGTAGGTCATCTGATTGAAAACGGCACACGTTTTCCGATGTATTCCAAAAAAGGAACGAAATATAGAAAAGGGGGTCAAGTTGCAATTACATCTGACCCTTTTGTTTCTACTTATCGTGACAGCATGGAAGCTCAAGTTGCCATGTTTTCAGCGGAAGCAGAAGTTTTTTCAGAAATACTCAAAAAGAAAGGGGCAGAATGAGACCAACACAAGAAGTTTCGCAAATAGTAGGTGCTTTCCGCCCCTCTTGGTTAGTATTTGAAAATTTTATTCCCAAAGAACATGTTAATGATTTAGACAATACTCAAGTTTTACTGACAGAGTTTAAATCAGATATTACTAACTATGGGGACGGAACCTTTAATAGCGTTGTTCTGGCAGTTACTATCCAAATTTTCTACGGATTTAATCTCTCTGAAAGTATGCTTCTTGCAGAAATAGAATTGATGGAGAAACTAAAAGATAGCGGGTGGTTAACAATTTCAAGTGAACCACATTATCTAGACGTTAGTACCAATACAACAAAACAACAAACTAAAAAAAATATCACAGTTGAAAAAATTGTGGAAATTAATGAATTAAAAGGAGAATAAAATGGCAATTGTAGGTTTAAAAAAATCTTATCTTGGATTAATTGATAAAAAAACAGGCAAAATTATTACAGGGCCTGAAGGGCTAACAACAGATGGACTTTATATATCAAATCCGAAAGATTATGGTACAGCTTCTGCAAATATCACTAATATTGCAGCTGCTGGTACTCAAAAATTTGGAGACAACGGTCTTGTTGATGTAGTGAGTTCAAAATCATTTCCGCAAGTTGCTGCAGTTTGGAACAATCTTCCTTTTGATATTAAAGCTAAAATTAAAGGAGAAGTAAGCGACAAAAAAGGCGGATACGTTCAATCACAAGATTTGCCACAAGTTGCTTTGATTATTGAGTCAGAGTTAATTGATCGTTCACATTCAATTTTTTACGCATTCGGTAATGGCCATATGACTGAAACTGCATTGAACATTCAAACTGACAATGCAGCGCAAAACCGAGTTGAAGATGCATTGACTTATCAATCACTGGCTTTTGAGGCATGGAATAATCAAGGAATGAAAACTTTCAATTCTGCAGATTCTGGATTCGATAAAACGGCAATGCTAAAAGAAGTTATGGGAGGATATGCTGCTAGTGGACTCGGAGTTTAATTAAACAGTGCGGGATGATTACATCCCGCTTTTTTATTTATAAAATATTGGAGAAAAACATGGAAATTAAAATCAAACAACTTAAAAAAACAGCCCAAGTAAAAGCATCTATTAAAAATTTAAAAAAGACTTATGCAGCAAATCTCGAACTTGCAAAACTAGAAGATACAAAAGTTGATGGTCTAGAAGCACTTGAAAAAGTGATGCAAATTCCTGAAAAGATAGTGGATTACATTGTGGACATCATGAAATTAAAAGATGATGCCCGTGAAAAACTTGAGGAAATGGAAATGGAAGAAGTTACTGAAATTTTTTCTTATATTTCTTCACGAGTGATGGGCGCTTCTGACTCGGACATCAAAAAAGCCAAAGAAAATGGCGAAGTGGGTTTAGCCCAAGAGAGCGAATAATCAGCAATCATAATCACTTGTTAGAATTACAGCTATTCGAAAAAGATGTGATTCAAAATCTTCATTGGGATTTAAGCACAATTGGAGAACAGGAATATGAGGAATTGCTTGATGTCATGAGCGCAAATCCTGATAACAAAATGATGTCAGCTGAGGATTTAGCAGCTCAATGGAATTCGTTAATTTAAAAAGAAAGGAGGAATATATGGCAAAAGAAAAAGTAGCTGGGACTTTGGCCACTAATATCGGAGTTAATACTACTAATGCAGTAACCAGTATTGAAAGCCTTAAAAATTCAGTTAAAGATAGCACCAATGCTTGGAAACAGATGGAATCTCAAATGAAACAAGCTGGGGATACTGTGGGCGCTTCTAAAGTAAAATATGATGGTTTAACTGAAACGGTTGACAAGCAAAAAACGCTGCTTGAAAAGCTCCGTCAAGAACAGTCAGAAGTAAATCGTTCAACAACGGCGGGGGAACAAACTTATCAAAAATATGCTACACAAATTACTCAGGCAGAATCAAAACTTGCTTCATTAAATACGCAACAAGAAAAGTCTCAGAGAGCTTATGAGTTGCAAAAATCTGGGATTGCTTCACTTAATAAAGAAATTCAACAATCCATCAAAGAAACTGATGCTTATGTGGAAAGACTGAAAGCAGAGGGCAAGGAAGAAGAAGCCCTCCAGGCTCAAAAGGAAGGTTTGTCTCGGACTTTAGGAAAACAAACGAAACTCTATGAGGCACAAACTAAACAGCTCGATAAATTGAAGAAATCGGGCAATGCTTCATCAGACTCTATCAGTGCTCAAAAAATTGCACTTGATAAAACAGGGGCATCCATCGCCAAGGCAAAGAAAGGCCTTGCGGAGTTGAACGGTGAGCAAACGGCAGTTGGTAAATCAGAAGGGGCAGAAGAAGCTGGTGGAAAATTTGAAGGGCTAAAAAATAAAATCGGTAAGTCTCAAGGAGCCGTTGTTGCACTCGGTGCTGCATCGGTTGCCACACTTGCTACAATCGGAAAACTTGTTGACAAGGTTTATGATCAACAAAGTCAGATTACAACCCTACAATCCAAAACCACTGGAAGCTATCAACAATCAAAAGAAGCTATTTCAGCAATCAACCAACTTTATGCACAGGGCTATGGCGAATCCATTGAGGATTTAACTGAAACTTATACACAGTTAAAACAAATGAACCCCAATGCAGATGTAAAAGAGTTGGCTGAGAATGTCAAATTGGTTTCCGCATATAGTCAACAGTCTGGAAGTGATAGCTCAGAAGTAATTGCTGGGGCACAAAATGCCACTAAGGCATGGAATATCAGTTATGAAGAATACTTTGATAACATGATGACCTTGCAAAAACTTGGGGATAATACTGCGGGCGATGTTTCAGACAATATGGCTGAGTATTCTCAGGTTATGGGACAAATGGGCTTGTCAATAAAGGACACCATGAACCTTATCAAAAATGGGGTGGACTCTGGTGCTTATAATGCAGACAAGCTTTTAGACTTTACCAAAGAGTTTGGAATTTCTTTAAATGATGGACGTGTTTCAGATAACATCAAATCATTTTCTAAAGAGACCCAAGAAATGTTCAAGGGCTACCAAAATGGAAAAGTTTCTGCTGGGGATATGTTCAAACAGATCACTGGTGAAATGGGTAAAATGACGGACAAACAAAAGGAGGCCACTTTGGCTTCCAATTTGTGGTCTGCTCTTGGTGAGGATAATTCACTAAAAGTCCTTGAATCTTTGGGTAAAACCAATAAAGAATTTGATAATGTCAAAGGCACAGCTAAAGAGACATCTGATCAGTTGAAAGAGTCAAATCCTTTCGAACTGATGAAACGTTCTGCGGAATCTTCCATCTCCTCAGTTACAATGAATGCCACTCAAACAAAGAAGTTTAAAGAGGCACTCAAACCTTTGCAAGAAGCTATTGAACGTCTGGTGAAACAGGCTGTAAAAGAGCTACCAAAAATTGTTAAAGAGTTGACGCCAATTGTTAATTTTGCGACAGAACATGGTAAAACAATCACTAAGGTTTTAACAGGTTTGCTGGCAATTGGTTTTGCGACTAAAGCATTATCAGGATTAACCAAATTAAGTGAGGGGCTTAAGACAGTAGGGAAAATCGCAAAAGGGGTAGGAAATGCCCCAGCATTTGCGAAGGGACTATTCATAAAACCAAAAGTGGACGGAAGCGACGCTAAGCGAGAACTTGGAATTATCAGTAAAGCTGCTGTTGGAGTTGGTAAAGGCTTCAAATGGACTGGTAAACTTGCTGTCAAAGGGATAACTAAGACATTCTCAGGATTGACTAAGCTTGCAAAAGTAACTGGTAAAGGACTCGCTAAAGCCGTATCATTTACAGCAAAAGTATCTGTAAAAGCAGCGCAACTCGCTCTCACAGGTCTATTAAAAACAGCTAAGTTAACAGGAAAAGGAATGAAACTCGCTTTTAACTTTTTAAAAGCTAATCCATTTATTCTTATTATCACAGGCATTGTCACTGTAGTCGCCGCATTTGTAGAACTATACAAGCACAATAAGAAATTCCGAAACTTCATCAATGGTATAGCTAAAGCAGTCTCAAAATGGGCTGGTAGTGTTGTTAAATGGTTCAAGAAAACATGGGACGATGTTTCTAAAGGTTTCAACAACTTCGTCAACTCATTTTCTAAAGTGTTTAACTCGCTTTTAAACGGAATTAAGAATGCATGGAATGGTGCATGGTCTTGGATTGGTAATGTATTTAATAAATATATTGATGTTTTTAAATCAGTTTTAAAACTTTTTACTGATTTCTTTACAGGTAAATGGGGAAATCTCGGCAAGGATATTCAGAAAATATGGGATGCTTTATGGGGTTTTGTTGAGTCTATCTTTGGTAAAAAGGTTGATTCTATCAAAAAAGGTATCGAAGGTTTCGGTACTAAGATTTGGGATACATTCAACACAATTAAAACTAAAGTCAGTGATTTTTGGAAAGGAATGTGGGATGGTTTAATCCAATTCGGAAAAGATGGTATCAATTCAGTTATAGGTGTCATAAACAATGGTATCGGCGGAATTAACGGTGTTATTCATACATTCGGTGGTTCTAAAAACGCAATTAGTAAAATACCTAAACTGGCGAACGGTACTAAAGGCGCACCTAAAGGGGTCGCATTAATTAACGATGCACCAGGCGAACATTACCAAGAAGCTGTTATAGACAATTCAGGTCAAATGCATGTACTCGAAGGTCGGAACAGACTTGTTAACTTCCAAGGTGGTGAAACAGTTGTACCCGCTCACGCTATCCCTCACTTTGAAAATGGTACTCCAGATTGGTTGAGTTCTATTGGTTCGTGGGTTAAAGATAAATGGGATGGTTTAACAGAAATGATTAAGCACCCTATTAAGACTTTAACTCACTTCATGACTAATGCTATATCTGGCATTAGTGGTTCACCTTTAGTTACTTCTATAGCACCAGCTCTTGGTAATGGATTTGTCAATGCAATCGTTGACCCAATCAAGAAATTACTTGGTTCATTAAAGAAAAAACACGAAGATGACGGTGGCGGTTCTCAAGGTTCGCCATCTGGTTCCGGTGTTCAACGTTGGGCTGGACAAGTTAAAGAAGCACTTGCAGCTAACGGCTTGAGTACTAGCCAAGACATGATTGACCGTGTGCTTCGCCAAATCGCTTCTGAGTCAAGCGGTAATGAAAAAGCAGTACAAGGAAATATCGGGGATATTAACAACATCACTGGTGACCTTGCGAAAGGGCTGATGCAAACAATCTCCTCAACTTTCAACGCCAATAAATTCCCTGGTCACGGTGATATTTTTAATGGTTACGATAACTTATTAGCTGCTCTTAACTATGCTAAAAAAACCTATGGCCCAAGTTTGTCATTCCTTGGAAATGGGCATGGCTATGAAAATGGTGGATTAATTAGTAGCCATGGACTATATGAAATTGGCGAAGGAAATAAGCCAGAAATGGTTATTCCTTTGTCTGTTGAAAAAAATGCAAGAGCAAATCAATTGCTTGCGGAAGCTAATCAAAGAATTAATGGGAATAGTGAGCATGTTCAAAATAATGAAATTGATAATTCAATTATTATCAATTTATTATCAAAAATATATGAATCTTTAGATGATATTAAAAATAATCCATTGATAGCCTATGCAATGATAGACGGAAAAATGGCTACAAATCTATTAGCAAAATATATGAATATTGCTCTTAAAAATGAAGAAAATAAAAATAGTTGGCTTTGGGGGAATAATAATTAATGGCGTTTAAAATTTATTACAATGGCACTGATTTGTCTAATATTGTCGATGGATTCACAGGTATCACAAGAAATATAGGAGCAGGTTGGACAAATAACTTGCAAACTAAATCTAAATTAGGCTCTGATTTTCTTCGAAATTCAATCAATTCAAAAAGCATAACTATAAATTTTGTAGTTAATGTAAAAAAAGATAGATTTACATCTGTTAGAAAAGCACTAGGAGAAATATTAAATGTAAATGAACCGTGTGCTTTAATTTTTGATGATGATCCAAATAGCGTTTGGTATGCAGTACCTGATGGCATACCAACGCTAGACGAATCATCTTTTTATCAAGCTTTTGGTACTCTCACGTTTTTAGTGCCTAAAGGCTACGCTGAATCAGTCGATACAAAAACGTTAAATAATGATAACTCAGGCGGTGAAAATGGAACCATCATAAATAATGCTGATCACTCAGTTTCAGTACTAA